AGGTATTTACCCTGCCATATCTTGGGTCGATCACCGCACCCATAAAAGCACCCTGCTCGTCGCTCATCTTTTTAGCTTTTTGCCTAAGATTGGGATGTGATCCCCTAGACCGAATAATCGATCTCAAAAACTACCCATTTGCCGTCTTTGCGCTCATAGGCGAAATACCCGTAATAGCTACCCTCGCACATCCCGCCTCTTTGCCACACCAAGCAATCGTCGTGGCGCTCAAAAAGATACTTTTCGCCGAACAAATTTCGACCCAGCAAGTCGCAAGCGTAAAATTCCTTGCCGTCTTTTTCAATCTTCTCAAATTCTGCTAACCCATAATAAATAGCTTCATTTCTACCTATCATATCCGTCAAATCGTCAATAGAGTATTCGCTCATACCACGATGATCTTTTAGTAGATCACTAAAATTCTTTCTTGTTTTTCGCCTAATTTTTTCAGATATTCCAAAAAACATTATTTTCTTTTCCTTTTAATATTTTTACTTGTCAAACAAAATTAACCAGCAAAAAGCCCCAAATATCGGCTTTTGTATGGCTAGAATAAGCTTATATTAAGCCAACTATCAAACAACCGTCAAGCAATTAAAATGGTATTTCATTAGTGCCGTCGTCTATCTCATCGCTATCATATTCAGGGTATTGTGGCTCGCTATATTGCTGGCGTTGAGGCTGTTTTTGCTGTTGCGGTTTCTTAGGCGCTCCTTGCTGATAGCCTTGATTGTTTTGTTTTGCGTCGCCAAGCATTTCCATGCTCTCAACGGCGATAGAGTGTTTTGAGCGATTTTGCCCGTTGTTGTCTGTCCATTGGTCAAATTTTAATCGACCCTCGACTAGAAGCTTTGAGCCTTTGCCGAGGTATTGATTAGCTATTTCCGCTTGTTTGCCGAAAAACGTTATATCAATAAAGCACGTTTCTTCGCGCTTTTCGTCATTTAATGTGTATTTGCGAGTAACAGCTATACCTGCGCTGCCTATCGCTGCGCCGCTTTGGGTGTATCTAAGCTCGATGTCTCGCGTCAAATGCCCGACTAAAACTATTTTGTTAAACATCTCTTAGCCTTTCGTCTGTTTGCCCTTATTCTTTGGCTCTTATCATAAGCACCTTTTGTGCGTCTAGTTTTTGAGTATGGCATGCGGGCTTTACTATTTGTGTTTGTGGTGCACTTTGAAAAATCATCTGCGCCATTTAGCCCAGCGAACAATGCACTTAAAATTCCTAATGCTTTCATTTTTAGCTCCTTAAATTTTCCATTAGCGCATCAATACTACTTGGGTCGTTTAGATACATCTGGGCATCATAAAGACTTAACCTCTCGACCAAATTTTCAGCCTCTATTTCACTAGCCCCTCTTTTTATTAGCTCATTTTGTAGTAGATCGTGAGGCATTGGCTCAACTGTCAAATTTTCTTTTACAGTTGCGATTTCAACTTCAAGGGGTGCGGCTTCGATGTATTCAGTTTGTGAATTTTTTGCACCAACTGAGCTGTTCGGTTTTTCCGAGCTACTCAAAAGTTCGTTTAGTCCAGCTTTTGGCGCTTGAGTAGCTTCTTGTTTTGTGATAGGCTCGTCCTCCACGCTTACGGCTTCAGCTAAGCGATCGTTTATTGGCAGACGTGAAGCGACATATTTAAGAGCTTTGGCTTTATACATTTCCTCTGCCCAGTCTAGCCAAATGTATTCTAATTTGTCTTTTTTACTTTGGTTTTGGCTTTTTAAGCGTAGTTTCTCGAGTTTTTTCTTACTCACAAACTCACTAAAGACATTATCGCTACTATCTTTTGCATATACGATCACACCCACCAAATGGCTAAATACCCAGTCGCCGTCATCGTCGCTTCGTTCATCATAATTTGGCGCAAAGTGTATCTTATCATCAAGTCCGTTAAACTCTAGGCTAAAATCATCACAATCATAGACGGCTACTGCTCTAAATTTCCAGCCGTTTTTCATACCTAAACTAATAAGCCCTTTGTAGCCTATTTGAAGTTGAGCGGTTTCGCCACCATTTTTTAGCTTAAATGGCACTACGTAAGCTTGACCAAAAAGCTTATTTGGGTTTAGCCCTATTTGGACTATCTGCATAGCTGTATTTACTATGCTTTCAACGCTACAATTCCTTAGCCCATAATCGTTTGCCATATTTGCGATAGCACTGGCAAATACGCTAGCTTTTGCCTTGTCATTGCCTACTATGGTTGAGATTTGGCTCATTTTAGAGCCGACTAATGCCCTTGCATCTTGTTCTCTAGTTTGTAGTTGGTTCATTTGTTATCCTTTTATGCTGCTATCTTAAAAGCATTTACTATTTTTGCACTTAGTGCGACTTGCCCTTTAGCCGTTATCCTAGTTGTGAATTTTTCTTTATTGCCCTTTGGTGTCACTATAATTTGTGGGATAACTTCAAAATATCCAGCCTCTACCCATTTTTGGTAAGGCAAGTTATCATTCATTAGGTATTTTTCATCTCTTAGCCATTTAAAAACTCTATTACGTCCAACTCTTACCTCGCTATCGCAAAGAGTTTTTACAAAGTCGCCGATTAATGCACTTGTAGCACTAGCCTCGACGGCTTCAGCAAAAATAAGCTTTGGCATATCGGCAAGGCGTTGTGCTTCTAAGGCTTCGATCTGCTCTTGCTGTCTTAGTGCAAACTCTAAAGCCTCTCTATAATTAGTTGGTGCTTTAAATTTATTTCTAAGTGCGTCAGCCATTGCATTAAAAGCATTGATGTAAGCAACTTTGAATTTGTAAAAGCGTTCGCCATTAAAGCTCATAGCTAAAAGAGTAAAGCCGTCTTTTGAAACTAAAAAATATCTTTTGCTTCTCTCGACAGCCCCAAATTTAGCCTTTCGCTCCGTCTCCTTAAAATTAAGGGCACGGAAATCATCTTGCGGAAGTTCGTCAATTTTCGCTAAAATGTTGTCGTGTCTTTTTTCAAAGACGTCTGCAATTTGTAGAGAGGTAGTCCAGATTTGGTCGTCGGCTACCTCCAACTTAATTTCTTGGTCGTTGATGATTAGATTTTCCATCATTTATCCTTTTCTTTTAGTTGAAGTATGTTTAAAATTTTGGCTCTCATCGCATTATGATTTTTTGCTAACGCTTCCAAGGCGCAGAATAGATCATAAGCGCAGTCAAGCACCTTGTAGCTCACTTCCTCGTCGCTATCGGTCGGCTCTATTTTGTAAAGTTCTAAATACTCGGCAAATTTCTGTTTAGTAGGGGCTTTCATTTTTGCCCCCTTGTAAGTTGTAAGACAATATAAGCAAGTAAAAGCACCTGCAAGACTTCTAAAATTTCACTCATTTTAAGCTCCTTTGGCTAAAATATGAGTAGCACAATGTTTTAGGTTAAGGGGCTTTTCGCCCCCTTTGCTAGATCCAAATTTTAAGGATTTTGCAGATTAGATAAATCAGTATCGCGAGTTTGATTAAAAAATCTAACCTTTGCATTGTGCTACTCCTTTCTATCAAACAAGTATCATTTTGTTGCTTGATGAAAGAATTATAGCATTATTATAAGACTAAGTCAATAGTTTTTAGTATTAAAATGAGATTTTTTATAAAAAATTTAGTAATATTTTGAGACTTTTTAACCAACGCAAAAATGCGTCGGTTAATCTAAAAGCGTTTTTAATGCAGTTTTTAGCGTCTGGGTATTTGATAATTGCTCTTTTAGGTTTTTAATTTCAAGTAGCATTTCACACGATTTAACAGCCTGCGTATTTATCTCGTCGCTTGTCGCTAATCGCTTAATACTCCCCTCGCTTAATCCTATCGCCTCGCCCAGTTGTTTATACGTTAGCCCTAGCTCTTTGCATACGCGCTTAACTATGTTTTGCTTCTCAAAATGCCACTCTACCACATAAAGCTCATCCCCGTTTTCGGTTTTAAGCACTATATGCCTACCACCGCTCTTAGACGGACTAATAGGTGACCCGTATAGTGCCGAAACCTTTTGCGTTAGCTCTTTTTCTAGCTCTGTGTAATTTGAGTATTTTGGCTCCGTATTTAACTTTATTTTATCGACATATTTGCCAGATACAATTACTACATGGTCTTTTTCATTGTCATAATATATTTCTTTTTCATCTGCCATTATTTATCCTTTTTCTTATCTATCTTTTTAAATTTTCTATCTACCTTTTTAAGCTCTTTGGACACCTCTTTTATATGCTCGGTTCTGGCTAGCATTTCGGGGCGCACGCCGTCGTTTCTCATCATTATGTCCCTTACTTCACGTCCTACCTCGTAAGCGGTGTTTTCTAAGTTTCTTTGACCGTAAATTCGGTTGTTCTCGATCTTAGCTTTGGTTTCTTGAAGCCTAAAAAGATTTGCGGCTAACTCGCGAGCCCCCATAAAGTCGAAAATTTTGTCGTTTACCGTAAGCCCCTTGATACGCAAAAGGTCTTTTAGGCGCATATTATACATACCCATATACCCCGCATCCATAAAATAAGCGTAGTTTTCCACTCCGTGAGAGTTGGCTACACCCGTTAAGGCCTTGTTTGCGTCTTTGGTTTTTTCTCTAACGTCTAGGCATTCAAGTTGCTCGGCCTCGATATGTCTATGCAAAGCCTCGGCGATAGTAGCGAAATACGCCTGCGCCTGCGCTACTCTAGGTTTTTTAATATCGGCATTCATAGACACCAAAAAGCAAGCGAAGCGCGATAGCTTGTAGTCGGCGTTACCGTCTACGGGGGTAAAATGCTCTAATATGTTATAGCCTATGCTAGAGCATACGGAGATAGCTTTATTTACGGCTTTATTTAGCGATTTTACGCCGTCGTATTCGAGCATTTGGGCTAATTCGCTAGCTAGCCAATAAGTAGAGCCGTTTTTATGCGAGGATAGCTCAAAGGCGTCGTTTTCTCGGTTAGATACGTCAAAAAGGGATAGTTGCGTTCCCATCATCGTTCCTTTGTTTTTCGATAAAACTTATTTTACTCAAAAATGAGTAAAATCCCAAAATGCCGGAGTTGATAGCTAGGATTTGAAATCCGCCCATCCTCTCCGCCAGCTCTCTTTGAGTTATGCCTAGCTCTTTACATACACGTTTTACGATGTTGTCGTCTGCGGTCATTGTTAGTCCTTGTATATATTGTTTTGATTTTATGAGTGCATCAATTATAATGAGCGTTCATCACTGATTTTCTGCATATCTATTGAAGTTGTTCTGCTACTAAAGAATAAAGTAATTAAAGAAACTATAAAGAATACGGAAAAGGTATAAAAATTTAGATTAAATTTATCAGTAGCAAATAGCACGATACAGCAAATACCAGAAAATATTTTTACGCTATATAAAAAATTACCCAAGGGATCTTGTTTTGCACTTAAGCTATTGACTTGCGAAATAAATACATAGCTAAGCGCCAAAAACATACCTTGTAAAAAAGCTTGTTCGCTGCTTTGCCCGCTGTCTTTAAAGTATGGAACATTGACTATACAATACACGCTTAAAGGCAAATATGAAAAAAGAGCCTTTGCTAAAAAGTTAAGTAAAATATGCCAAAATGGGCTTTTTGTTTTTGTCTTTTTTGCTGCCTGATCTATGTCTTTTATTGCGCTTACTGCGTTATTTACAGCTTCTGACATTTTAGTATATCATTCCAGAGACCGACATATATCTATAGTACGCAAATTCGTAAGATACATTAAAATATCCCATTAAGTTTTCTACACTATAACCCAACATGATTAATTTTCTAACTTCATCATAAGGCATAAGCAACTCTGCGGCAAACGCATTAGCTTCTTGTTCCTCCGCTCTTGATATTTCATCAAAAACGTGATTAGTTGCAAAATTTATTCTAGGTCTAATTTTGTCGCGAGAGTGTAGTATCCAGTGCCCTATTTCGTGAGCTATTGAAAAAAGCTTCCTTGTCATAGGCATATCATCTTGTCTAATATAGATCACTTTTTGCATAGGGTCTAGTAAAGCCTCGTCTATTAGCCCATCTTTATATTGCGCGGATAACCCTTGTTCGTTCAAAATAATAGCTAGATTTACGGGGCGCGATAGATTTGCATGGCTATTATTTAATAGGGCTTTCGCCTGCATAGTAGCATTATCATAATTTGCCATCATCTCCCACTCCTTAATCTATTTCAGAGCTCATTATACCAAAATCCTACTTTGATTTTAGGTAATCTATCAAATCACGCTATATTTTCGTAAAATTTCCACGCTGGCAAGCTCAAAGTTTGCACCGCATTTATCTTGTCGCCGTCTTTTTTTGCATAGCCCCACCACTCGTCACGCTCACGGCAATATTTGTAAAGCTCTAGTAATTCAAGATATGTTTTCCGTCCTTGCTCTATCGCTGTGGCGTCAAGCTCATAAAAGCCTACAAAATAAGGGGCTTTCGTTTCAACGGCGATAAACAAGAAGTAATTGACCTCTTTGCCTAAGCTCCTTAAAATGTCGCTGTAAAACGCTGCTTGCACGTGGTAATTAAAACTAGCGACCGATCTAGCAAAGCCAGTAGCCGAAGCGTCAGAGGTTGTTTTTAGATCGATCACTGCACCCATTTTCTCATTATAAAAATCAGGGCGACATTTGACCGCAACGCCGTTTATCTCGCTAAAATAGCTTTGTTCAGCTAATCCGTCTTTTAAAAATATAGCTGTCTCACGCATAGAATTAACCGAGTTTGCTATCTCTACGGCTGAGCCAAAAGTATCAATATCAAGCGAGGTTTTATCGCCTAAATTTTCTAAAAAATCGTTATAGATCGCTTTGCCCTCTTTGGTGCGTTTATCAACGTCAGGCTCTACGCAAAATTCATTTGAAAAATCCTTTGGCTCTAACACTAGCTTATGCACCGCAGAGCCTAAAAGCAAAGCCTTTGTAGGCTCACTCCTAAGCTCGTTTTTCATTTTTAAGTGCAAAGGGCTACGCGCAAGTAGGTCGAGGTCACTCTTTGATATTTCAGGGCGTGCGTGGTATTCTTTATTGCTTAGCATTTTTTAACCTTTCTAATATTTTTTGAAATTCTCCCCAAGTCATATTTGGCTCGCCATAAAACTCAACAAGCCTCATCAGAATATAAGAGCGCATCTCTTTGGGCCTCCTCTCGTAGTTTTTCAAGACTTTTTTTGTAGGTCGTTGTATAGCTTAAGACTGCTTCATTGCTCATTTCAGCTTCAACGCATAGCACATATACAAGTGCGGCGTAGGCGAAAAAATCTTTTTTGCAATGCTCGATAAGAAGATCAACTATTTCGCCGCTGTTTTCGCCAAGGGCATTTTTAAAGGTGTAGCGGTGGAGGTTATATACAGCTTTAATGTCACTTATTAGCGGGTCAAACTCTTGATTTAAATTTATGTGTGCCACGTCGCTTTCGGCACATGCTAAGTCATAGCTCAAACTCATTTTTAACCCCTTTTAATATTTAGATAGGCGATATTCTTTATCTCGCCACCATTGCTGAAAACTATGCGAAAAAATCTAATTATCTTTCTCATTTTTAAGCTCCTTAAACTATCTTATAAACATACTCGGCTTTAAAGCTGGCTAGTTGTTTTTTACTTAGTTTTACTGGGTTTAGTTTTTTATCTTTTACCGCTAACAGCATAAGCGCATCTTTGTGGATATAGAGCACCAACCCCAATGTGTCAAAATAAACCTCGTAGGTGTAAAAATTTGGTTCTCTTGTAGAGTATCTAGTGCATCCGTCAAACGTTACTTTTAAATATTTTTGTTTGTTTCTCATCTCTAGCTCCTTTTTCTAATAGAAACCTTGCTCGCCATAAGTCAAAAACAAAGAATTTTTTATCCGTTGCATTTTGCAACAGATAGAATAATGACCCCCAGACAAATCGGGCGGGGTGTCAAGGAATACCCAAAAAATGGTCTTTTGGACTAAAAAAGGCATTATTACTTTAGGATTTAAACTAACCGAAACGCTTTAAGCAAGCAAGGCTTTTATTAGAAAAAGTAGTGTTTTTCGTTTTATTAATAACCCTGTGAAAAACTATCCTAAATCAGGGCTGGTGCTGAGTGATAGATTTTCGCCCTATCACTGACGCTTCAGATTGAAACGTGATTAAACCTGCAAACTCGCAGGAGGCTCACTCTGTCAGCTTACGCTTGAAGCCTACAAAACGTTTTCTGTTTTGATGAGAGAATATTACCAAAGGTTATATTAAATATAACTTAATGTTATTTAAAATATTACTTAAAGTTATGTAATTTTAAAAATGGGCTGGGGTATAAAAGCGATCATTAGCTAGCAGATGCTATTAGCAAAATTTTTTATATCCTTTAGGGTATAATCACAAGTAAAATAAGATGGATGAAGGACTAACAATGCAGACACTAACCATACAAGCAGACGAAGCACTAATAAGCCAAATAGTAGCAATAAGCAAGGCTCTAGCCAATACGACTAATCAAAAGCTAATTATCGATGAGGATTATCCGATTTACGACGATGGTAAGACGATGAAGCAAAGGATAGCCGATTATGAAGCGGACGTTGAGGCTATCAGACGTGGAGAGCTTGAAACCTATCCGCTAGAGACATTAAAAGCCGAGATGGAAAAATGGTAATTAGACGCACAGCACGTTTTAACCTCGAATTAAAAGCAGTGTTTGATTTTATCGCAAAAGATAATCCAAATAAGGCGCGAGAATTTAGAAACGAGCTTATTGCAAAGATAGAACGCACAGCGCAGACGCCTTTTATTTGCCGTAAGTCTATTAATTTTAACGATGAGAGCATAAGAGACTTAATTTTTAAAGGTTATGTAATACCTTACTTGATAGATGATGAGGTTATTTACGTGCTAGGCATTTACAAGGCTAACGAGTGGGAAGCATCCTAAGTAGTGTCGCCGTCAGATATTTCTATGACTTTGGCTGGGTGGGCGAGAAGTGAGAGGGTTGCTAGGACAAGGAATAACATTTGCTTCATATTTAAGATTTCTACTTATTTTAAGCAGTATTATAACAAAAAGCATATATTATAACACTCGATTGAGGCAAGAATGAACGAAAAAGATATAAAAATACAAGTAATCAACTGGCTACATAAAAACGAGAAGCATGCAGTCGTTGTTCCGGAAGTAACATTAGCCGATAGCATTGATGATAAAGTAAGAGCCGATATTTTTGCGCTTAACGGATCAATATCCATCTATGAGATAAAATCCGAAAAAGATACTCTTAATAGGCTTGATAACCAAATAGAAAAATATATAAGATATGCAAACAAAGTATCTGTGGTTGTAGATCGTAAATTTTTAGATAAAATGATTTTACCCGATAATGTTGGTATATACACGATAGATAACAAAAAGATTGAGAAAATCAAAGAGCCAAAAGCCCAAGAATTGAGTGTAGATATTTATCTAAAATACTGGTGGGGCATAGAATTTAAAAAAGCATTAAGAGGTATCCCGTATGTCTCAAACCTGCATTTAGAAGCTGCTATATCTAAATTTAAAGAGCTTTTTACCGATGAAGAAATAAAAAATTTAACTCTTATTAGGTTAAAAGAAAGGTATTGCAACGAAAGCAATACCATAAAAGAGCTTATCAAAAACAAAGAATATGATAAGCTTATGCCTAAGAGAGTTTTTGAAAAAGAAACGAAAAATATTAAAGTAACCCCTATCGTTGATATACCAAAGGGGGTTTTAATGGGGTTATCGCATAAAGACTTTTTATTTTAGTAAATTTGTCATAACCGTAATATGATGTACCATCATATTTGTTTTCCATGTAGCTGGGCTTCCTGTATTTTTGCCACCCATATCCTCATCGATAGCTTTTTTTATGTATCCGCATCCCTGACAATGTTCTGCTCCAAAATATTCACTTGAACTAGATATTTCTTTTGCTATTTCCGGGTATTTTTTAAATTCTCTTTTAACGCTTGACTTATATACCATAACATCTGCATTACTCATAGTATATTTTATAACAGGATAAAAGCTTGTGATTATCGGGCTATCATCTGTTAGGGCGTTTTTTTCGTCTATATTGTAATCACTATAATATAAGTCCAGTTCTTTGTGGCTATCTCTTAATTCCATAAAGGCTGCATATAGATGATTGGTTATGATGTTTTTATCATTTTCTCCATTGTCCCCGTCAAAACTTATAAATTCTTTTGATTGCATAGGGACTATTGATCCACACAATACGATTTTAGTTATATTTTCGTTAATATTGTCTCTTAAATACTTTAATGTTTTTTCAAAGTCATTTATTATAGTGCTTTTATGGTATTTATAAGCATAGTCTATATCTAAGAAAAAGGTTACTTTTGAGAAGTCGTCAAACATTAATAACATCGTCTCTAGTTGGTCTTGGATATAAAGCGTATGGATGCTATTTATTTTTACTGCATATTCACTAAAACCCATATTGATAAAAGCTCGCATAAGCGATATTGCTTCTTTTTTTGATAGATCATTGAACGGATATGCTGAATTTATAACGGGAGTTATCTTTGGGTGTGTCGTATAAATTTGCTTAAAATCTTCTACGCAACTTTTAAAGCTTACCCCGTTGTTATAATCAAGATTAACAAAGGCACTTTTATCGCCTTTTATTTTTTCCAGTCCAATTTTATCGTTTTGGAATACCTCAATTAACGGAGTGATATTATTTTTTATTTCATCACTAAGTTTTTCATAGGCTACTAAGTCGATCCTATCTTTGTATTTCAATATTGGCACATATCTCATTTTAAAAATCCTTTAATAAATTCTAATACATCGCTAAGATGTATATCAAAAAATGCTATTAGTCCAAAAACAACTGCTACCCAAACAGCTATTTTTGCGATAACGCTCATCTCTTTATCTTTGGCCTTATCCTCTTCTTTTTCAAGCCTTGATATTTTTTCTGATATTATTTCACGCATACTGGTTAAATTGTCTTTTATATTTCTTAGTTCCAGTTCAAACTCCCTTTTAAAGTGCTCATAATCTTTTATATGGTTTATTTCGCTTTTATCGATTTCATTTTTAATATTGGTAATCTTATCATCAAGCCTATCTACTGTAACACTAAATATATGTAGCTTTTGATCTAGTTCTTTTTGAATTTGCCCAAGAATTTCTTTAACTGTCATCCACTTTATTCCTCTTTACAGCCTTGGTTTCTTAAATTTTTTCCTTACTTGATCCCATAATCCTCAAACGTTAGCCCTTTATATACTTCGCAATGGACTTTTAAATTCGTTTAGAGTTTATTGCATAACAACCAACAACACGCCCTAAAATTTCGACGTTTAACTCTTCCTCGATAATTATTGGCTCGTAGTCCTTATTATCACTTATTAACGCCAATGTAGGACGTTTTTTTATTCTTTTTATAAATATTTCGTTTTCATATTTGCAAACATAAATAGCGCCCTCTATTTGGTTTATATCATCGCAAAAAACAACCAAGTCGCTTTCTTTAATAGTCGGCTCCATTGAGTTACCAAAACAAGGGACAATACCTAATTTTGCGTGAGGGCTAACGTTAAACATAATTTTTAAATCGTTTGGATTAAAAGGCAGCAATTCAGGTTCGCCAAAATCGTCGTTTTCGGCGCCACGACCTGCAGAAACTACTCCGTCTTTATAAAAAGGGATATACACAGTTTTGGCACTGTTAGAAGAGATATTATCTGTATATTTATGGGCTTCTGTTGGTTTCTCTATGGTGTCGTCTAACCAATAAGCGATCGGATAGCCTGAAAATTTAGCCAGTGGCAATAAATGTTTTTTTGTCCTCTTTTCTCCAGCTAACCACTGGCTAACTAAAGGCTGTGAAATGCCTAAAATATCGGCAAATTGTATAGTATTTATACCTTTTTCTTTTAGTAAATCTGACAATTTTTCTTTAAATTCTTTCATTTTTTACCCCTTCGCAAGATATAACTTTGCGTAATATTTTATAACTAAAATCATTAAAAATCAAATAACCTTAAGTTATATTTTATATAACAGATAGTAATATAAGGTTATGAAACAGACAGAATATAGAAAAAAGATTAGAAAATGGCTTGGTAAATTTTACAAGTCGGCTGGGACTTGCAATACATACGCATGTGGATCAAACAACAAAAAACCCAATGGGGATGTGAGATACGCAGCTTTGCAAGAGTTGGGACACCCCTTTTATGCTTGGGGCGACAAGTTAAATGCATACATTTTAGAGGCAGAAAAGCAGGAGAAAAATAAAAATGGTAACGAATAACAGCGTAGTCGAAAAAGTTAAAGAAAAAGATTTTAGAAAGTCGCTTAAAAAGATGCTTAAAAAGCTAAACAAACTTCCTCAAGACGACCAAGACAAGATGGTAAAAATGTTAGCTAGTTACTGCTCTGTGAGAGCTAACTATGATCTTTGAGCTTGTCTAGTGCAGGCTTAATATTTTCAGCAATGGTGTTAAAAATCTTGGCTACTACTTTACTTGCGGTAGCAGGGTTTTTAAAAACATCGTTAATTTGCGATTGCTTTTCTAGTAAAGCTTTTGTGAGTTCTAAAACTATCTCTTTATCTGTCATATAAGTCCTTTTTATGGATTTTTTGGCTTGGTCGCTTAGAAATTTTAAAAGGGCTTATCTGAAAGATAGCTTTAAGGAGCATTTTGATGGTAGCGAATAACAGCCTAGAGGCATATAACAAACTAAAACCAGAGCTAAGTGGCAAACGTAGAGCCGTATATGAGATGTTTTGCCAGCACAAAGAGGGTGCGACAAGACAAGAAATTTCACGCTGGTACAACATAGCAATAAATAGCGTTTGCGGCCGTGTTAATGAGTTAATAGAGCGCGGCTATCTGATAGAGATCGGATCAAAAAAAGATGTAATAAGTGGGTGTAGCACGTCAATATTAAAACCCACTGAAAGGATAGCGTGATGAGCAATCAAATGTTTTTTATGCTTGTTATTTGTGCGCTACTAGTGCTAGACGCATTTATCGAAACGTGGAAGGGCTTTAAATGAGTATAAGAATAATGAGCCAAGTTTGGAATATGGAAATCGACGATAGCACTGCAAAACTAACACTTATGGCTTTAGCTGATTTTTCGGATGATGAGGGTTACTGCTACCCTAGCTATGAAGTCTTAGCCAAAAAAATATCAAAATCAAAAAGAACAGCAATAAGAGCAGTTGAGAAATTAACCGAGCTTGGATTTTTACAAAAAGAAAAAAGAGAGTTAAACGACGGAACAAGTAGAACAAATTTATACAAAATAGTGAGTGAAAATGAGAGGGTGACACAGACGCCCCCTATGATGACAAACGAAAAAGAGGCAGTGACATCTATGACATCACATAGTGACACTGATGACACTAGGGTGGTGACAAATGTGTCATTGCATAGTGACAAGGGTGTCACCCCTATTAATATAACCACCAATAGAACCGTCAGTAGAACCATCAATGAACCGTCAATTAATCCCCTACCCCCTAATGGCGTTTCACTACCTGACTTCATCGATCCAAATCTTTGGCAAGAATATCTAGCCTACAAAAAAGAGCGCAGAGAAAAACTAAGCTCTAAGGGCTTGCAGATGAAATTTAGCGAGTGGGCTAAGTGGGCGAACGAGGGCATAGACGTCAATGCTTGCATACGCGAAGCAATGGCTAACGAGTGGCAGGGGGTGTTTAAACCAAAGCCTAGTTACAGCGTAAAGGCGACTAGTGGCGCACAAGGTATAAGCGATGACAACCCTCACGGACTAAAACAAGGCACGCTAAACACAATGGCAGCATTTAGGGAGCTAGCTAGGGAAATGAGAAAAAACGGGAAAAGTGACTTAGTAGGAGATTTTCAATGACGATACAAGAATTTTACGGCGTTTTTATGCCAACAGTGGAGTATTACGGAGCGAATTTAAGTAAAGCTGTGATCGCGCTTTATTTTGAGGACTTAATGGAATACGAGGCGAGTGAATTAGCAGCAGCGCTAAAATTAGTCAGGCAAACACGAAAATATCCTACGATGCCTACGTCTGCGGAAATTTTAGAAGCGCTTAATGGGGACGAGGGTGACAAAGCGCAGAAAGCATTAGACGAGCTAGCTTATGCAATAAGACGCTATGGACCTTATCGTAGCGTATGCTTTAAAGACGGCGCGATAATGTCAGTAGTGCGTGCTAGGGGTGGCTGGGTAAAGATTTGCAACCTAGAAGGACAAGACTGGGAGAATTTCAAAAAGTGGGATTTTGCCAAGCTTTATAAAATTTACGCAAAAACCCCACAAAATTGTCCTGATTATTTGATCGGCGAGAGTGAGGCAGATAATGGCTTTAACGGCGTAGGCGGAAACGAGCCAGTATATTTTATCGGCGGAGATAACGACGGCAAATTTATGGAGGTGGCTAAATTTAAAGCCCTGGCTGAGCAAAAATCGCCTATTAAGGCGATATTAACGGGCGCGATAAAAAGGATTGGGGCGTGATGAAAGTATTAAACCTTTTTGCAGGACTTGGCAGTAACCGCAAGTATTGGGATGATGTGGCAAGAGAAAAAGACGTAAGTATAGAAGTAACCGCCGTTGAGTTTGATCCTGAAATAGCAAAGGCTTATACAAAGCGTTATCCAAACGACAACGTGATAGTAGGCGATGCTTGGGATTATGCTGCTAAAAACTACTTAGATTTTGATTTTATATGGGCGTCTCCGCCTTGCCAAACTCATAGTAGGTTAAATATAGCAAATAATATCCGTAACGATCGAACAAAAAGGCTACCTGATTTTAGACTTTATGAATTGATCGTGTATTTAAAATACTTTTGCAAAAAAGCTTTTGTAGTTGAAAACGTAGTGCCATTTTATGAGCCACTCATAAAGCCCACCGCTGAGATAGGAAGACACTATTTTTGGGCTAATTTTGATCTATTCTTTTTACATAACCCTAATTTTAGGATCGTAACAAAGACCAAAGTTGGCGATTTTATGGATTTAGATTTGAATGAGTTTAAGATAAAAAACAAACGTCAAGCCATAAAAAATGAAGTTGATTATGAGATAGGCAAAAAGATATTTGAGCGATACTTGGAGCAAATATGAAAGCCGTATATATCACGATAACCGAAAGCGGAGCTAGCATAATCGCAAAGGTAGCGGACGAAAACAAAAAGATACTTGATAGCTTTGAGATAAGCCGTAAAGACGCAAGCGGAGTGCTTGAAATAATGAGAAAGTGGAACGAGAAGCACAAAAACGAGGAAACAAGGGGGCTATTTTGAGACTAGCTAAAAGCGAAAATAGAGCCTACCAACTAAGACTACTTGAAGCATACCCACTTTGCCAAATATGCGAGAAACAACAAAGCATAGAGTGCCACCACGTAAGATACGGTAGATTTGGAGCAGATAAGGACGACAGCAAGCAAATAGCCGTTTGTAGAGAGTGTCATCAATGGTGTCACGCACACAAACAAGAGAGTATAGAAAAATACGAGGAGGTAGCAGATGAGAATTGGCAACGTTTCGGTGATTGCTAGGAACAAATACCACAACCGCAAAACTAAAGGCTTTGATAGTGCTAAAGAGTGGCGTAGAAACCAAGAGTTAGAAACCTTACAACGAGCAGGTGAGATAAGCGAGCTAAATAGACAAGTGCCTTTTGTGTTAATGCCTAGCTACACAATATCAGATGAAACAACCAAGCAAGGCTTTAGAACGATACGTGAGATCAGATACATAGCGGATTTTACATACCGCCTTAAAAATGGCAAGCGGATAATAGAGGACGTAAAAGGAATGCAGACGGAAGTTTTTAAAATCAAACGGAAACTACTAGAGAGAAAAATAGCCCTTGGAGTAATAGAGGGCGAGTTTAGGATTTGTTAATGGCAAAGATAAGCGACAAGACAAAAGAAGCGATCATCGCTGAATATCAATCTCAGGAGAAAAATATATACAAAACTATCTTATTCAATGGGTCCTTTCTAGCCAAAAAGTGCGTAATACGGGGTGTAACCGCGGATAATCGAGAAATTAGCTTAAAAAAAGTTTAATTCGGTTTCTATTTTTTAGATGTAATTTTATCTTGCATTAAGGTAAAAACAAAAGAAGTCAAAAAAGCGAAATGAAAGTAAAAAAAGAAACAAAAAGATTTAAAAAATTTAGGGAATTTATGGGTGCAATAATTAATATTTTTTCAAGTGCAATTTTTATAAAAAAGAAAATGAATTTAACTCAGTGGAGTAGCAAATATAGAGTTTTAAGCCGTGAAAGCTCGGCACATTATGGCAAATTTAAGCCCTTTGCCTATCAAATAGAGCCAATGAATGCGATAAGCGATAATCGTAAAAATAAAGTTATCTTGCTTTTTGCTTCACAGCTTGGCAAAAGCGAGATGATTAACAATGCCATTGGGTATTTTATACATCAAGAGCCAAGCACTATTTTGTTTATGTTACCAAACGAAAATGATGCTGAAGATTACTCAAAAAGACGCTTAGCGCCTATGTTTAGAGATTGCTTTGTCCTTGATGAGCTTATAAATGCCAATGAAGCAAACAATACAATTTTAATAAAAAATTACAAAGGTGGTAACTTAGCCTTAGTTGGCTCGAACTCCGTCAGCAAACTTGCAAGTAAGCCAATTAAAATTTTACTAATTGATGAAGCCGATAGATGTGAAGCAACAAAAGAAGGTAGCGCCATAAAACTAGCTGAAAAAAGAACTATCACATATGCAGATAGAAAGATAGTTATTAGCTCAACTCCAACACTTAAAGACAGCTCACAAATAATTGCTGAGTTTAAAAATAGCGACCAGAGATATTTTTATGTCAAATGTCCATATTGCGGTTATGCGCAAACGCTAGATTTTAACCGAGTTGTGTGGGAAAAAGATGATCTTAAAAATCCACTTTTTGATAGCGTTAGATACTCTTGTCTTGGATGTGGAGCTTTGCTTAATGAGAGTGAGAAAAATAAAATGGTGCAAAATGGCGAGTGGATAGCAAAAAATCCAAATTCTCTAACGGCAGGGTTTTTCTTAAATGCAATTTATAGCCCCTTTTTTACTATGAAAGAGATAGTAAAAGATTTTTATGAGAGCAAAGATGATCAAAACAAACTTCAAACCTTTATAAATACTATTGAAGCACGAGCATTTGAACCACCAACGATAAGTTTAAAAGGAGATGATCTTTTTGCGAGACGTGAAGATTATACAAGAGATAGTGTCCCAGATGCAGTAGAGTTTATAACTGCTGGCGTTGATATACAAGCAGATAGAGTTGAGATAAATTTCATTGGTTGGGCAAAGGGAATGGAGGCTTATAACCTCGATTATAAGCAGATATATGGCAACACAGAACAAGATGCTGTTTGGGCAGAGACTTTTAAATATTTGCATCTTCCTTTTAAGAAGGAAAATAATAATGAGCTAAATTTAATGTTAGGGCTTGTTGATAGTGGTTTTAACTCTAGCAGAGTATATAGGTTTTGTGGTAACTCAAGAAGATTGATCGCTACAAAAGGAGCAAGCGAAACAAGTAATAAGATGGATTTTATAAACCCAATTAAAAAGATGCAAAATCTCTGTTATTTTATGCAGGTTGGGACATTTGCTGGCAAAAGCGAGCTTTTTAGGCTTTTAAAGATCGATAAAGTGGGTGATGGTTATTTTCACTATAACAAAAGTTACACTCAAGAATTTTTTAAACAACTTGATGCTGAAAAGTTACAAACTATGAAAAATAAATTTGGACAAGATCGCCTTTGCTGGGTAAAAGTTAGAGATAGAAATGAGGCTTTAGATATTAGTGTTTTAGCCTTAGCAGCCGCAAAGATAATAAATAAAAAAAGGAGGCAGTAAAATGCAAAATAAAAAGGCATTATATGGTGCTAGGGCTAGAACCTGCGTAAGCTTAGAAGTTGCAAATATAATTAGACTAAAGCTTCTTAGCGAGAAATTAAATTTAAAAATTAGCCATATTGTTGATAATGCAGTGGTCTCTTACTTTAATGAATGTGAGTTGGTGGATAAAGAAGATAAAGAGTATTTGGAAAGTATAAGCGATGCAGATAAAAAGTAAAGAGTTAGCAAGACTTTTGGGACTTACTGAAAGACGTATAGAACAACTAACAAATGATGGTGTGCTTACAAAACTTAGCCGTGGTATATATGACGATGCCACAGCCATCGATGCTTATATTACTTACAAAATAAATAAAGCCAGTGAAACTACTGATTTAACTGAAGCAAGAGCAAAAAAAGAGGATAAATTAGCCCAGATAAAAGATATTGAGTTAAAAAAACTCAAAAAAGAAGTTATTAGTATTGACGCGTTAGAAAAAGAGCTAAGCGATATTGCTTCCACTCTTTCAAATAGGCTTTATAACCTTTCAAACCGCATAAAATTAAAAGTTGAAATATCAAAAGAGCAAGAAGATGCGATAAATGAACAGATAGAAGAGACGCTAATAGAATTAAAAGATGCAAAAATTTATAAAAACTATTGTATGCCATAAAAGGAAATATTTATTTTTTATAAAATGGCTAAATGCAGATAAAAGAGAGAATAAAGTTAATTGATGATGCGATTGATAATATCTTAACCAATCTAAATAATGGCATTGAGATAAAAAGTTATCAAATAGACAATATCCGTGTTGAAAAGCGATCAGCGTTTGATCTGATTACTGAGCTTAGAAAAATGAGATCATTTTTAGCAGCTGATATGAATAAAAAAGCAGGAATAACCTACGTTTTTGGAGGTAGAGTGTAAATGCTTAATTTTTTTAAGAAAAAAACGCAAAGTGCTCCAAAAAGAAAGAATTTAAGATTTTTTAGATGGCAAAGCCTAAATCCAAATGAAGCAAATCTAGGTGAAATTTTAGCATTAGCTCAAAACACTGATCCTGATCTTGCAAATGCGAGATTAAGAAACCAAGCAAGAAGCCTAAGCGTCAATAACTCTCTTACAAATGGCTTTTTTGACATGCTTACAAGTGAAATTTTAGGCGAAAAAGGAATTACATTAAGCATTACCTCTGGGAAAAATGCGGTAGATAAAAAAGTAGAGTGGTTATTTAATTCATGGTGTAAAGAGTGTTGCCCTTATGGCGTTTATGACTTTTTAGACATTGAAGAGATGGCGTTAATTAGCTTTTTTAGAGATGGAGAGGCTTTTATTCATCTAATTAAAAACGGAAAAAATTTAAAGATAGAACTACTTGATGCTGCCTTTATTGACAATAATTACAATGATATAAACTCAAACATAAAATGTGGCATTGAAAGAGAAGAAAATAGCTTAAAGCCTAAATTTTACTATTTTAGAAAAAATAGTGATAGTTTAAATACTACAAACGCAGAGGTTATAAAGATACCAGCAAGCGATATTTTACACATTAAAAAATCTCTTATCCCAACACAAAGACGTGGGATTAGCAAATTAGCCAGTGCTGTGCTTGATATTAATCAAAAGGATAAATTCTTAAAAGCAGAACGTGATAGAGCAAGACTTGCAAGTGAGCTTACAGCATTTATCTCAAAAAAAGAAAATAGTGGAGCTTTGCCTTTTGAAATTAGTGAAGATGAAAACCACACTGAGATTAGACAAGCTGATGTTGGAAAGATTGCTTATTTAAACGAAAACGAAGAGATTAAATTTGTTGAGGCTCATGCAGTTGATAACATAACTGAGTATTTAAAGATGACTGATCGAGAAGTGGCTCGCTCATTAGGTGTTAGTTATGCGACTTTAACTGGAGATTTAAAAGAGGTAAATTATTCAAGCATCCGTCAAGGTGTGACAAGCGAAAGAAGAAGCTTTAGACGGTTACAAGGCTTTTTAAAACGTAAATTTCATGAGCCTATTTTTAAAGAGTGGCTAAAAACTGCTTTAATAAACAATCAAATAACAAGTTACGAATATAACGCTGTTTTAGACAATTTTAGCTTTAAACCGCAAGGATGGGAATATATAGATCCAACAAAAGAAGTTAATGCAAATAAAATAAGTATTGAAAGTGGGTTTAAAACCATTAGCGAAGTACTAAGAGAAAAAGGCATAGATATAGATGATTTTTTAAAAGATATAGAAAACGATAAACAGATAATCAAAAAAATAAGTGAGATTAACACACTAAAGGTAAAAAATGAAAATCAATGAATTAAAAGGCAATATCTTTTTTAATGCGCAAAAAGGTGGCGTTGATGAGGAAAACTTAACAGTTAGCTTTATTGCCCTTAGTAAAAATAATATGCATAAGCGTGAATTTTTTGGAGAGCAATATTATTTAAGCGTTGATACTTCAACGATGAAATTTAATGCAGATACCCTTTATCTTGATCATGATGTTAGTTTTGAAAATGCAATTGGAAAAATAATTGATTTAAAAAACGAAGATGGCAATTATAAAGTAAAAGTGCAATTTTTCCCAGAAGTGCAAGCTAGCTATCAAGCATATTTAAGATTTAAAAATGGACTTAGTCAAAGCGTTAGTGTTGGGATGTGTGATTACGAGATAAAAGAGATAGAAAAGATAGATGGTTTAAGTCATTATGAGATAAGCGGAGGCGAAATTTATGAGCTTAGTGCCGTATGGCAAGGAGCTGATAAAAATGCAAAGATAAGTAGTTTTAAAAAACAAACAAAGGAGTATAAAAAAATGGAAGAGACTAAGGTGCAAGAGCAAGATCAAAAAGTAGTTGAGCTTGAAAATAGAGCTAATGAAAATAAGCAAATCATAGAATTAGCAAAGATTTTAAATGAAAGCGAAAAAGGGCTAGAAGCGATAGAGCAAGGCATTAGTTTTAACGCTTTTAGCAAACAAATGGCTGAACTTTCAAAATCAAAACAATATGAGAGCATAAACATAGCTCCGAAAAAAGAGACTAAAAAAGAATTTAGCCTAGCAAATGTTTTAAAATCAAGCGTAGGATTAAAAGCAGACCTTGGTTATGAAAATAATTTTATAGGCGATAATGGCAGATATGCACTACCAAACGAATTTTACGCAAAATTTGCTAGTGTAAAAACAAGTGATGCTTTAAGCATTGTAGATCGCGCATATAGAAGCGATTTGTTAGTAGAAGCTTTAAAGCAAGATAGTGCTCTTTTAAATAAAGTAACGTGGCTACAAGGGCTAACTCAAGAGATAGAGATACCAAGAGATAACTCAACTTTTGAAGCTTATTTTGTAAATGAGGGCGATCAAGCACAAGAGCAAAGCTTGAGCTTTGATACATTAAAACTAACGCCTCACACCCTATCAACTCGTATAGCCATTACAAGAAAGATGCTATTAATGAGCGCTATTGATCTTGAAGCTTATATTTACACACGTTTTAAAGATGCAATTAGAAGCAAGATAGAAGATCAAATCATTCATGGACAAACAGTTGTAAATGGGTTATATCATACTGCAGGCGTTCAAACTTTTGATGATTATTTAAAAGCACCTGATTTAACAAAAACATTAAATTTTAGCACCTTGCTTGATAAAGAGAAGATCGATACACAAAAAGCTATATTTTTTGCAAATGGTGCAAGCTTAAATAAACTAAGAGCAACATCAAGAGAGACAGGCACTGAAAGAAAACTGCTAGAGGGCGACGACTTACAAGGTTTTAGTGCATATAAATGTAATAAATTTGGCGACAATGAGATAATTTTTGGCGACTTTTCACAACTTTATATCGCAACCTTTGGTAGTTTAGAATTTATCCCAAGACAAGTAGCAGGCGGAACGATAGAGATTGAGGTATTTTTAGAAGTAGATGCAAAGGTCGCACGTGAAAAAGCCTTTGTAGTTTCAAAAGATGCGTAAAGGATAGGCTATGAGATATGAAGTTCTTTATGATTGCGTGGTGGCAAATCGTCACTCAAAAAAAGGCGAGATTTTAAACCTTGAAGGCTTTGATAAAAATTATATTGCTAGGCTTTTGACGCTAAATGCGGTAAGAGAAATCGAAAATGACGCTAAAACGGCGGATGACGAAGTCTTAGGGGCAAAGAAGATCGGTAAAAAGAAGTGAAAGATATAATTAATCTCGCCACAGCCGACATCGGATCGATTTTTGGATGTGGCGGCTTTAAATTTATATTTGAAAACGGCAAAGAGGCGAGTGGAATGTTAAACAAAACAACGCCTATTTTTTATGACAACGGTGCTACTGGATCAGTTGTGACTGCTCTTATAAAAGCAGATGAAAGCATAAATGTAAAAGATAAGTTAATGGTTGATGGCTTAAGCTATGAGATAACAAAGATAGAAAAAGAGAGCCAAATTTTAAATAGGCTCTTTTTAAGAGAGCTATGATGATAACGTCAATAGATAAAGTAGATAGACAGGATGATTTTTATCCAAGCTCATTTAGAGAAGAGATTATAAAAGATTTAAATGAAACTTTAAATACGCTTGCTCCCTGCTTTATCCAAGATGATTACACATATGAAGATAGATCTTTACCAGTCATCATCATTAGTGATGGAAATGATGATATTACGTTAAAGGGTGAAGCTTTATCGCATGAACTTAATGTAAGCATTGATCTAATCGATAAAAAAATAGATGCAAAACTAATAAAAGAAGCTTTGTTAAAACTAAGTAATTTTAAGTCTAGTTTTGCAAATTGCACTCTAGTTTCAATAAACCGAGAATTTGAAGCAGGAGAGCGCAATGTCATAAGAACAAGAGTTGAGCTTAAATTTCTTTATTTTACTAATCTTTGGAGCTATTAAATGGTTTTTGTGGGAAATATTTGTGAAGTTTGTGATAACAAAGGTTTAGTGAAAGTAAATTATCAAGGGACGATAAGTAAATTTATACCTTATTTGGCTATTGCAAATAGCTTTAAGCGCAAATTTGTCCCGCCAAGAGTTAATGAGCAAGTATTAATGTTTCAAGGCGAAAATGGTAACGCTAAATTTGCATTAGGGGCTATTTTTAGTCAAAGATGCAAAGAGCCAAGCGGCGCTTGCACAACAAAAGAAATAAGCCAGTATGAAGATGGCACAACAATAAGCTACGATACTTCAAGTTCAACACTTGAGATCACAAACCCAAAAGTGATAAATATAGTGGTGCAAAACGATATAAATATAACTTGCAAAAATGCAAATTTAACAGCACAAAAAACCACTATTAAAAGCCCAAATGTGCAAATTTTAGGCAACACAAATATACAAGGAGCTATCACCACATCAGGAGATAGCGGCGGAAGTGGCGAATTTAGTATAAATGGCAATCTAAAAATAAGCGGAAATATGAAAGTTGGCTCAAACCTAAATGTAGGCGGAAGTATCACAGATGCAAGAGGTAATCTAACAAATCACACAAACAACGGATATACAAGAGATTAATAAAAAAGGATAGAAAAATGTCAAGCAAATATGGAATAAATGTTGAGCTTTACAATGGCTCTTTAAATGGTTACGACATCGACAATAAGCGTCCTATCGCTATCGTTGGCGATGATAGTAAGCTTGAGGCTGGGCTGCATGTATTTAGCACAGTAAAAGATGCATTAAAGGCAGTTGAAAGCGGAACGTTAAAAAATGCTTTAACTGATTTAGATGCAACTTCACTTCATACGCAAGTTATTTTAAGCTCTTTTAAACCCAGTATAGATGCAAATGCTGATACTAAAAATAGTGAGAATTTACAGAGTTGTTTAACTGCCATTGATGCGCTAAAAAAGGCTGAAGCCGAAGTAATGTTAAAGCCCAAATTTATCTTAGCTCCTGAATATAATAACGCAGGAGTTTATGAGAAATTAAAACAATTAGGCGAGCACTTAAGGGCGGTTTATGCGATCGAAGTTGATGCAGAAAATGAGACGCAAGCAAAGCAAAAGATAAATGAGCTTCAATATAAAACTGCTATTTGCTCTTACCAAAAAGTATTAAGGATTGATAACGTTGTCAGACCTGCAAGCGTCTTTTTAATAGCGCTTTATGCAAAAGTTATGGCAGAGACTGAATATGGATTTTCGCAAACTTACTCTAACCGCGTAATAGATGGCGTAATAGGCATAGTTGATAAGGTTGAGTTTATACAAGGCGTTGATTGTGAAGCTGATAGGCTAAGAGATGCTGGCATAAGCGTAATAATAAGTGATGATGGCATAAGAGCGTGGGGTGGCGAAACAAGAGATGAGGACTTTAAATCACTACACACTTATGTTATTTTTTATACCGCTATCGAAACTATTTTTAAAGCACAAAAAAGAGCCATTGATAAGCGTATGAGAGATGTGCTTAAAAACGTGGTTGATAGTTTGGAGGCTTTTTATCGTCGCTTGGTGGCAAATAATGTGGCAGTTGGCTTTAAAGTAAGCATCCCCCTTGAACTAAATGACAACCAAACAATTGCAGCAGGCAAAATTTATATAAAACATGAAGTGCAAGAGATGCCATTAATTAAAAACATCACAAATAGAATTTATCGTGTTGATGCTTATTCTCAAGTACTTATAGAAGAACTTTAAAATATAGGAGAAAAAATGCAAAATCTAACAGCACAAGCAATAACTGGTGGAAATTTATTTATCGATGGTGTAGGTAAAATAGGCGAGCTAAAAAGTGCAGAACTACCAAAGTTTGAACACGAAACAATAGAAACAAACTCTGCAGTTGGTAAATACGAAGTGGTTTTGCCACTACTAAAACCTCTTACTTGCAAACTTGAGGTAAATAATGTAAATAGCGTTTATTTTTCAATGTTAAATACAAATATGCCACACTCTTTTTATATAAGAAAGAATTTAACCGCAACTGGTGGAGAGCCAACAAAGGTAACCGCAACATTTGCTGGTAATATAAAAGTGCTTGAAACGCCTAAGTTTGAAATGGGAAGCGAGGCTGTTTTAAGCATTGAGATAGCTTGCTTTTTTGTTAAATATGATATTGATGATAAACCAGCATTAATTTATGATGTTGAAAATATCTTTTATGTGGTTAATGGTGTTGATTTGCTAGAAAAGATAAGAAAAAATATTTTATAAGAAAGGGTTGTTAAAAATGGCGTTATCAAAGATAGAAAAACAAAAAGAGATATATAAATTTAGCGATGGGCAAGAAGTTACTTTATACGCTCCTACATTAGGGCAGATAAGAGCTAGCGAACGAAGCAAGGACGATACAGAGAAATTGATAAATTTGCTTATTGATATGAGTAAAGGCGAGATGGATGAGACCTTTTTAAATGATTTGCCAATATCTGAGCTATCAGGATTGAGCGAAATTGTCGCAAGACTTAGTGGGATTAGTAGCTTAAAAAACTAAGTGAGGGTATAGCGCTTATTTGCTATACCTTAAATTTTAGTTTCAGTGATATTTTAATGCTTAGTTTTGACGAATTTGTAGAATATTATGAGATAGCAAAAGGGCTAAGCAAATGACGGCAACCGCTAAAAAGCTCTTTTTTAAGGTTGATAACGTTTTTTTCTTTCAAGCTCTTTTTTGCCTACTATATAGCATATGCAAATTATTACAAATAATAGCGAAAAATACCAATAGTTGGTTGCCACATCCCACAATCCAGTTGCGAGATCCAAAAGAGATAGTGATAAAAAAAATAAAAAAAT